CTAAAGATTTAAACTTGCGTTTTACAGCAACAGCATCTGGTGCTTCATTACTTATGTCTAAGACTTTAAACTTAGCTTCGGAAGTAACAGGAAGATCTGTGTTATGTTGTTTCTTAAGTATTAAGAAATCTCCATCTTGTACTTTATTTCTTTCAGCACTAGGTATAGATAACCACATAAAACCGTCAGGGTCAGCATAATACCGGTCAAGCGAAACATTATAGTACTCGTTTGAGGTTTCTTTTACATAGTATTTAAAATGCTTTGCCCATAATCCAGGGGAGTCATTTTCTACTCTAGCCTTAAGCTTATTCACTTTAGAAGCTTTGTCTATACCTATCTTTACCGTAGAGTAGCTATTTGTAAAAACTGGTGTTTCTCTTCCATGCTCGTCAATATATACAACTCCTATCTGGTAGTCCCTTAAAGACTTAACACTTTCTTCTGGTGTTTTAACCGTAGTTATATTGTTTGACTGCAAATTAGTAGTTAGATCAACTTCATCTCCTACGTTATTTTGCTGAACATAATTACCATATACTAAACGATTACCAATTACTTCTTGAGCTAAAGCTTTAAGGGGCACATTATCATATGGTCTAAGTATCTGGTTAGAATCTATAACGTTTACAGCTACCTCTGATGTAATTGATACAGAAGACACTGATTTTGGTTTATCCTCTATTCTATAAATTATGTTTTCAGAAGAATCTTTATATAATATTTCAACTCTATCCACATCTGCTGGTGGGGTTTCAAATCCGCTTAAAGTAAGCTTGCGCAGATTATTAATCATCCCTTCATTATAAGCATCATAGCTGCCGTACTCAAAAGGGCCGGGAACAAAAATAGCATTAGTCCATGGCGAAAAAGCTGATATCTCGCCATCTACATATTTCCATCTATAAGCAAATCTAGGAAAAGAAAACTCGAACATAGGCGGGTCTTCTTGTAGCTCACACTCCCAAGTTAGCTCTATATCTGGCATATCTGAAGATATAGATAGTATTTTAGCATTAATAAACTTTAATCCCGTACCAGAAGGATTAGCTGTAAGCTGCATTCGCACTTCGTAGTTATCGTCTGCATTTCTGTCGTTATTAAACTCTGACGCTCGTAAAGTAATTATGTCTCCGTTTTGCCAATTAGGAGCAGCACTAGTTGTAAATGTACGAGCACTACCGATATCCATAGTTACTCTCTCCCCCCCTACTGTTTCTACAAAAGTTTTATCTGTAGTAACTCTATCTAGCCCTACACCATTACCTGTTCTTGTAGAAGAAGCGGCAACATAATGCAATCTTTCGTTTGGCTTTTTCTTTATTACAGTAATATCAGACGCAACAAACGGTCTGCTATACACCTGCGTATGAGTGTTTATACTTGTTCCACTTTGTGTACTACCAGCTTTAAATCTAGATATTAATATTTTTCTAGGCTCATTTAAGTTATCAGTCCAGCATAATAGCCCCTCAAAAACATTAACACCGGTTATAAAGTTAGCTGTGTTAAAATTTAATACTGTGCCTGTATCAACTAATATAGGTGCAACAAAACCTGTAGCCTCGTCATATTCTAAAATAGCATCAACTGATGCTGAGGTAACAAACCAGTATAGTTTATTATTTTGAGTATCCCGAGCAGCACCTATACACTGCGGAGAGGTTAAACCAAAATTAGCCGCCCAATTTACAGAGGACGACTTCTTATTTAGCTTAGTATTACCTAATATATTCTCAACAGCGCCGACGTCTGAACCTTCAGATGTTGAAACCTGAATGTTTAAAGCGTCACGATATTGGCCTGAGGGCACAAGTCTCTCATCAAGATCCTTGTTCATTTTGCCCTGGACAAAGTTGTGTGCTAATTTTGGCATGTATTAGTGTTTAATCCATTTAGCCTGGTTGCGCATAATTTGAGCAATTTCGCTAATCTTAAGGTTAGACATACGGAGTTTTGCAACTCTTTTTGCTGCAAACGCTTCTTTCTTAAAGCGCGCGACTAAATATTCTTGAGTATTTGCTCTTGTAGCCAGAATAGCGTGAGCGAGATATTTGTATACAGCTTCTTCTGCGAATTTATGCACACGCATTTCTTCATCAGTTCCTAAGCTATCACTTATGTATTTAAGGGTAACGACTTTGTTCACTAAGCCTGAGCTAAAGTGTGCGATACCTTTTAGTTTATCAATGTAAAAAACCCCGTTGCTTTGAGCAAACTCAGGGTTTAAGCCATAACGGCGGCCATGGCGATACAAGTTGAACAGTTCGCTTGTGCTAAGCTCTGCTTTGTTGTTATCCGCAGCACTAGCGCCTTCAAATGCTTTTAATGTTTCAGATTTATTTGCGTATTGCTTTTCCCCACTGCCATCAAAAGTATATTCGTAGTCACTATCTTGAACAATAGCTTTCGGGTTGCTTGAATGGCGAGTAGGATAGATCACATGCTCAATACCCGAAGCATCAGACCAAGTGAACTTAACATAGTTAACGTAATCTTGGGGTAGAATCATCTCAAGGGCTGGCCCTAACTCTATTTCTAAAGCTTTTTCTGAGGGTAGTATATCGAAGGAAAGCTCTTGTAAAGCACGCTGAGCATGAAATGCAACATCCGTGCGCTTAATTTTGCTAATGACTTTATCTTCTCCAACATAAGCAATGATGAAATTGTTAATGATATCTTTAATGCTTATAAACTGGTAGTCGCCGTAATTTTCGTCGCCACTATTCCAATTGCCGTCGGCACCTTCGTAATAGGCTTTTTGTGTTTGACTAATTAATCCCATTTATTAAGCTTTTTCTTGTTGTGTGTTCTGTCCTTCCATTTGATTACCGATCTGGTAAACCTGAAGTTCTTTGATAGAAAGCCCCTGCTAATTGTAGTATTTTAAATACTAATTCTGTTTCTTCAGAAGCGTGTAACTCAAAATTAGTAGCGTTTGTTGCGTTATATACAGCTCTTCCGGCTACCGTGTTGTAAGCCCACTCTACTGTTGCAGGTACTTTAATATAATTACACGATACTCCTGAAGTTAATGCTGCAGCTCCGTACACTTTGTACCCTGCAGCACTAGCTACAAATATTGGTCGATCGTTTGTAGGTTTAGTAAGCGGTGAAGCATTAATATATAAGTACTCATTTGCATTAATACGCTCTGCTTCAATATTGTTATAAATAATTGTACCTAACCGGTAAAGGTCACTAGGAACTGTCCAATTAGGTGCTGAGTAAGTCATATTACCAGTCTTCTCAAAAATATTAATCTTTTCGTTTAATAAGTTGAGCATGTCTGAATACTCGGTGTCATTACCATGCATTCGGCCAAACTGATTGATATCATAAAAGTATTGCTCAAAAATATCAGACTGTGCTTGATTAGCAAACAAGTTAAATTCCTGAGGAGTTACGTACCCTCTTTGCTCTTTGTTAAGGATAGCTAATACTCTCTGGTATACTGTATCTACGCTTACTGCCATTTTGTGTTTGTTTATGTGTATTAAGTAATTAGGCCGCTTTTTACAGCAGCCTAATTACAAAAAGATATGTATTATAGCTGTTTTTCTACGGCTCGTAATACTTCCATACCCTCATCTGTTTTAAAATAAGCAGCGAGAGCTGAATATGGATGTTCATTAAACGGTACCGTCAATAGTTTCCTACCGTTACTTGCATATGTGAATGTGCGTTGATCTTGTGATAAAGTTAAAATACCGGTTTCAGTAGCTTTAATGCCAATGTTACGCAGCATAACGTTATCATCGTTAGCTAGATCTAAGAACAAACCAGGTTGATTACGCGCAAGTATTAGTAAATCGCGTTTAAGCTCCTTAGATGACGCGTTAGATACCTGTGCTGAGCCGTATTGAGCTCTTAAAATTGCTTCTGCTTCGTCAATGTCCATCGCTTTTGCAACGGTCATTGCTTCTAACTCTAATTCAATCCAGTCAGTTTCGCTTTCCTGCGATCTGTTCTGGCTTGTATTCCATAATGCGACCTTGTAGTGTATATGGGTGGTACAAAGAAAGAAGCTTTTGTAAAACTAAGTTTTCTTTTGGTACGCGCAAGATACCGTCTCTAAATACGATACGCCCTAATGTGGCTGTACCCTCTTGCTCATCAACAAATGGAGTACGTTGGTTTGTTGCATAACGCAACTCACGGTTGTAACCTACTGTTTCGTCAAAATATAGTAAAGGAGTACGCGCAGAATGTACTGTAGGTAATGTAAACGCTAATGGCTTACGGCCTGAAGTAATTTCGTACAATCTATCTTTAAATACCCATGTGTCTACAGGTGCTGCCGGAGCTGGTGCTTCGACTATTTGTTCAACAACTGCTGCTGCAGGTGCTGGTTTTGCCGCTGGTTTCTTAGCGGCAGGCTTTTTAGCTTGTGCCATGATATAATATAATTAAATAAAAGATAATAATCACCCCCGACCGAAGCCGAGGGTGAATAAGTATTAACTCAATTATGCTGTAGTTTTCTTCAGCATTACGAAGTTGTTAGCAGCTTGAACACAAAGTGCACGCTCAGAAAGGAAGTGTACGTTCATTTCATCAGCATCACTAGTGTAGTTTCCACCAACTGAGCCAGTAACCCAAGACTTCATACGACGATCTTCAGCTTCAGAAGCACGGTAACGTACGTGTAAGAACGGACGAGCAATGTTCTGACCCAAGTTTTGGTCGTATACAGTAGAAGTACCAGCAGGAACAATAACGCCCTCTACGTCAGCAATGCTACCGCGAGTTGCAGAATCGTTCAAGTATTTCCAGTCTGTCTTGTAGAAATCGTAAGAACCACGACGGAATCCAGAGAAACCTAAGTTCAAAGCCATATCTTCAGAGTTATCGAATACTCCGTAAGAAGTACCACCTGATCCGTAGCTATTAGCACGAGCAAGCATGTTATCGATATCCAAAGCAGTAGTACGATCCAAGAACATCATGTTCTCTTCAATAGCACCTTGCTTGTCTAATTCCTGAAGAATTACGTCGAAGTCACCTAAACCAGTCAAACCAGAAGCGTTGTTGAAGTCTTGGTCGTTAAATACCAAACCGCGAGACTCTAGAGCCGCGAATAAACCTTCAGAACCTTCGATTTAGCAGTGTTACCAAAAGCAGCAGCTTGAGCGATAGTAGATTGTGCTTTTTCAGCTTCAACCATGCTCATTTCGAGGTAGTCTTCGAAACGTAGACGAGACTCGTGCTCAGACTTCAAGTACCATAAGTATCCAGAAGTACCAGCTTCAGTAGTTACTTCAACCCAACCAATTTGAGCTACATCAGAACCTTTAACGTTGTACTTATCACGTAAGATGATAGGCTTGTTGTCAAAAGTAGTGAAAGAAGCATCCATTGAGTTTCCAGCACCGCTAGAACCTTTAGTGTACTCAGAACCGTAAACGAATGCTTTAGCATCAGTAGCAGCACGCAAAGTACCAGTACCTGCAGGCAATGAACCGTCAGCGCTATCGTAAACTTTAATAGTAGCTACATTACCCGCTACAGATACAACATACGCTTTGAAAGTCTTGTATCCTTTAGATACAACTAATGTCATACCAGCACCAATCAAGTGATTAGCCGGGAATGTAATAGTAGTACCAGCAGCGTTTACTGTAAGACCATCGTAAGCGATGTGTAGACGTCCTTGCTCTTGCCATACTACGCGGTCAGAAGCCATAGGCATTTCTGCACCAACCATGCGCAAGAATCCTGATACTGTACGGTTTCCGTAGCGCTCTACTTCTTTCTCGTATACCTCAGGAAGGAATTGTTGTGTAAAGTCCATGTCAGACACAGACAAATAGTTGTCACCAAACAAGCCCTTAATAGGACGTGGAGTAAGGTGAGCTAAGTTTGCCAGACCAGCTGGCGACGTTGCAAAACTCATTTCTTATTTGTTTTAATGAATTATTTTTTAAACTTGACTTTGAGTTTAGAAGTGCTTTCACCATCATTTACAGCGCGTATAGTCCACCCGTTTTGTGTCGTAACTTTTTCATGAGTCCCTCTCGGATTCATATCGACATTCTTCGTGCGTGCCATACTATCCTTTACTGCATCGGCTTTGCCTTGCTCGTAAAAGTGTTGTGCAACTTGATCGGCATTCATAGCGGTGAACAGCGATTTATGATAACCCTTAGCATCTTTCATTTCCCCCTTTTCATCCAAGAACTTCTTGATAAAGTTGTTAATGTCGCCTTGAGTTTCTTTAACCTGGCCAGCATCTTTAACCTTAAAGCGGTACTTCTTGTCTCCAACGCTGTAATCGAAACCTTCGAATTTGTCGCTGAATACTTTCTCGCTTTCTTGTGTAAACCTACTGGTTTGTCGTTCTGCTACTTTAGCAGCCTCTTCACTCTCCTTATTATAACGATTGAAAAATTCAACCGCTTTTTGCTGTTCTGGATTCAATCTTGAACCCATTTTAATTTCGTCGTAGTATTTAGACTTTAAACCGTCTAAATGATTTTTAGCCTCTGACAATGCCTTGCTTACGCTCTAGCTTCTTTAAACGTATTTCACGTTCGTCATCAACATCTTCGTCGTAAGAAAACTTATCGGCTAATAAGAAGTCGATGTCTTCCCGGTCATAAGCACTGAACTTAGTTTCATAGTATTCACGAAGCAATTGATCTTCGTTTAAACTAGAGTAGTCTGTGTTAAGACGTACATAATCTTCTAAAGAGCCACCCGTTTCATCCATAAAGTCTACAACTTTTTGAATATTTTCAGGTAAGCTAGCTCCAGCTTTTGCGGATTCTTGAATTGCTTCTGCAACTTCTTCTTCCAGCTGTTCTGTAGCCTCTTCTACCTCTTCGTCTGTAATTTCCATTAAGACAGGCTCTTCAGGCGCTTCTTCTGTTACCGGTGCCTCGACCGGTGCTTCCTCAACAACTGGCTCCTCTACCTGGAGCTTCTTCTACAGGTTGCTCAACAGGTTCTTCTGCTGGCGCTTCTTGCGGTGTTGCTGAGAAATCTACTTTAATAGTACCATCATCACCCTGTGAAACAGGTGATGTGTCTTTAGTTTCTTCACTCATGATAAAATATTATATAATTGTTATGGTTATTATTACCTAGGTTCGAAGCTTCCTAAACCAAATCCACCGCCAAGTATATCATTACCAGAGGATTCGAAGTCTTTAGGTGCTCCGCCTTTTTGTCTTTGGTCTATAAGCTCGCTTTGTTGCGTAGCTTGTATTTTGGTTCTTTTGTCTTTGCGGTCTTCAGTTTCAGAGATTTTGGTTTTTGCCTGCATCTACTTCCAGCCCCTTCAACTTCATGTTATATTGAAACTCAAGTGCCATTAATTGCATCTTAGCTTCTACCTCTTTATCAATTCTAGCTTGCTCTAATTGCGCTTTAACTTGCTCTAGCTGTGTTTTTGTTTGCAGAGCCGCTTGATCTTTTTGCATTTCTGCTTGAGCTGCAACTTGTTGTGCTTGTGCGTTTGCTTGGGCTTGAGCTTGCATATTCTGCTGCTGCATCATTTGATCCCGCTCTTGCTTTTTCTTACGGCGTAGCTTCAATAATTGGTTAGCTAGCTTTAAGTTTTTAACTTCGCGGATATCAATAGCATCGTCTAAGTCTATAAGCCCAGCGGATAAAGCTGTTTGAATGTTGTTTTCTAAAAGCGATTTTTCTTCTTCATCTGGAGACAGCTCTAAAGAAATGCCAAAGTCGTGCAAATGCAAATCTTCCATTTCTTCTAGTATACCTACATTATGCCCACCCTACTTTTTGTATAAATGCTTCTCTAGATGGGTCAAATTCTAATATGTCTGAAATACGCAAAGACAAACATTCGGCAGTTTCTGCTGTTAAGAATAATCCTGCATCTAATATATGACGCGTTGCAGTATTAGAATTAGCAGCAGCCATCTTTTGTACACCTACTAATGCTCTTGAATCAGGTGAAGAACCATCACGAGCTTCATTAAGACCCGTTACATCACGAATCATCTGCAGGTAATAGTTATATGTTTGTATAAGAGTTTGTAGCTTTTGACCGCCCGCTCCGGTTTGTAATGGCTGAATTGGCACTTTGCCTGGGTTCATATCACCCTCACTAGTAAACGAACGACCAATAACAGAACCCGTCTGGAAGAACATGTTAAGTGCCTCTTGCGGGTTGTAATTTGTACCGTTACCTAAATCTATTTCAGCCAAGCCATCAGCATCCATATATACCCCATCAGGCATCATTCTTTGTAATACCTGCTGCATTTTTAAATGCGTAAGCTGTATCATATCAGCAAAACCAGTACAACGGCTTACGATAGATTCAATCTTACCCTTATACATACGTGGTGCCACGATGCTGTAGTTCATCTTAACCTTAGCGTAATCGCTCTTAGGGCGCATCATATTTTTAGCCATTTCCCACTTAAGCATGATGTCAGTACCTAATATAAGTACACCCTCATACAATACTTCTAGCGAGCGGGCCATTTTGCCAAACTCAGCTTCTAGCAATTCTTCAGGAGGATCAAACTGATCGTCTCTTACTATAATTTTAGAAGCACCAGTTGCAGTTTCTTTAACCTTATACACTTCGTTCATGTACGTCTTATAGTTAAAGTATAATACCTGCACTACATTATTGTCACGAACGTCATGATTTACTAATGACTGATCGTATCCAGCACTGTGGTTTTTTGACCCTTGTTGCTGTATTTTTTGTAATTGGCTTCGTCTAAATCCGGAAATTGCTTCTTAAGCTCGTTTAGCGGTACAAATTTTACTTCACCTACATAATATATGTCTTCGAAGTAAGGAGACTCACTATAAGAGTGTACCAGGTAAGCTGGATCAACATAGTCTACCGTTACTCCTTCTGATTGGCTAAAGCTATTTTTTACTGCTGCAACCCCTAAAGTTGTAAGATCGTAATAAAGACGCTTTTTAGTTAAATCGTAATGATTGCCATCAAGTAAAGTATTGATAGCTACTTCTTCTGCTATTTCTACGCCTTGTTTGTAGCTTAGCTGCATGTGTAATTCAAGCTCTTCTTTAGAATCTGGCAACTGCTCTGGGCTGTTTTCAAACAAATTCATTCCAAATTGCTCTTGTGCAAACTCATTTAGCTCTTTTGTTTGCAAGTCACGTATAATAGATTCCATATACTTTGTGCGTTTGCTTACACCGTACGGATCTTGTGAATATGCTTTTAAATCAAAAGAACGATCTGCGATACCGTTAACTACAATATCCACAAATTTAGATAATATAGGTACTGGCTTCCAGTCGAGGTTTAAGTAAGACAAATCACCATTTACAGATAGCTCATCTTTATATTTCTGAACGCTTTGCTCACCACGCGCATACAATCTCAGGTTATGAAACGTATTTTGGTTGCTTCTGAAACGAGTAGTACCCGAATTACTCGAGAACCATTCGTTTTGAATAGCTCTACCTACTTGCAACCCATACTCCTGCGACATCTTTTCAGCATCGCTAGCTATTTGGCTGGGGAAAGCGCTATTTGAAACCGACTTAACCATAAATTATTTTATTATTTCTGAACTCAAACCCTCTTGACGGAATTTTGAAATCTTTATATTCAACTTTGTTCTTTCTAATTTACCTACTGGCCTATACAACTCTTTGTTACATGCCATTATTGCTAAGCCTGAACTTATCGCGGCATCATATTTAGTACGTTTGTTTATATCAAACTTAGACCAGTCGTTTAGTGTTTCGTTAAAGTACATGTTACCATACTGCCCGTCTTCCATTAAACCTACGTACTTATCTACGTACATTTCAATTGCTGCAGCGTGTGCTTGTTTCATATCCTCGCTCGAGTTAGGAACACCACCAATTTCTTTTTCCGTTACTGATAGCTTGTTCCAAAGTCTATCCGGTCGGTTCATAGAGTATCCTCTGTAACCGCGGCGCTTAAAATGATAAAGCAACCTAGGTTTGTTATTCTCTGCTAGTATAGGCATACCGTAAAAAATACAGGCCATTAATACATCTTCAAAAAATATTTCAGCGGTTTGTGGTCTGGCTATATATTCAAGGAAGAATGAACTTGGCGGTGCATCTTCCATAGTAAACTTAGTGAGCCCGTGTAAAGCTCCTTTTGAACCTTTGCCGTCGGTAGTTCCCGATATGTCGTAACTATCGCAACCAAATGCGCCGACGTGTTCATTGCCCGGGTATTTAACACCATTTTTTGTGATTTGCCTGTTCTGAAGTTCAGCTCCTGGTATCCAGGACACTTTAAATCTTCCCTGAGGAGTTGGCATAAACACAACTTTTGTATCTTTCACACCGTTAACCCACTGAAAATTGCCAGTGGTTACAACATTAGTATTACGCAGATCTTCATTATAATCAACCTGTTCGTATATTTTTGCAAGATTAAACAAGCTATTTTTTGTTTCATCTCTAAATGCGTGCTCTTCTGTACGTGGGAACTGGCGGTAATATTCGTTCAAACCGTCTTGGTCTTGCTTAAGACCTTCAACTTCATTGTTCCAATAATCTATAACCCCTTGTTCAATAGTGTCCCCAAAAGGATCTAACACTTTTTCTTCAGGGGTATTAAATACTGGTTGTCCATACTGATCAATAAATCCTTCGTAGTTCCACTCCATCGGTATAAAGAGTGAATATAACCCGGATTTAGTTTGACCATTCGAGTTTCTTTTACTTACGTCAGAGTCATTATATAACTTCTTGAAGTTCTCGCCTCCTTTATCTAATGAATTCGATGTTGAACCCATTAAACACTTGCCTATAATTCTAGCTCCCTAAACGTAACGTAGTTTTTGTAACTCGCCAGTTGTTTAATATGTTATCCTGGTCTTTCCCATTTACCGCTCTCATCATGTACTAAAAGCTTTAACTTTTCACCATCATAAGAGTTGTCTCCTGTATTCTTCCAGTCAATAGTTGTATCAAGACCCTCAAGCTCTATTTGCTTTTCCTTTGCCTGAATCGATTTACGGGTTAGCTTAGAAGCAGGAACCCTATATGCCAGTTCAGTCTTCGGTCTATCCATACCATCTTGTATAGGTTTGAAGAAAAACGGGTAGTTAACGGATATCGGTACAACTTTATCGGTAAACATTTTCTTTGGCATCACTACCTGACTTTGATAGTATACCAAATCTGGCATCACTAGAGATGGTCGCCAAGTTGACTGTTTCTCCTGAAGCCATAAATGAGAATCCACTCCGTCTGTTCTTAAGATAGCACATTCCGTAGCTTCTTGTATCGGCTTTACAGGCTTCCCAAAATATAAAGAAGAGTCTGTTTGCTTCACGGTAGTCGGGATTACCGACATCAATCTTACTCCACTGCAAGTACATGTAATGAGTCCCAGTGATATAAGTAGGAGTCCCCTTGTTATAAAACCAGTAACCGCCATCACGCCTGTTGAATTCTTCATCAATGTATCCCTCCCAATTGCTCTTAAACTCATCTGGATAGGTTTGCCAATCGAATATACTCTTGATTCTTTTAAGCTCCTTAGGATACTCCTGAACAGCCCATTTATCTAAGCCTTTAGTTAATCCTTTCGGTGCTGGCGGCAATGCTATACACAAGTTTTGCACTTCTAGTATTTGCCCTATCTGCCCAGTCTTACTGATAACAACTATATCGTGTTCCTTGTTGTAACCATATTTCCAAGACTTGGATCTATTTAATCTGCTGATTGTTGTAAGCTTTACAGGCTCAACAACTTTTACTAGACTCTGCTCGTACATTACCTAGATCTTTTTTCAGCAAACCCTGAGAATGTTTTCTTTTCTTTTTCTTCTTTCGGTTTGTTCTCAAGTATGCGCTCTTCCTCTTCGATGCGAGTAAGTATTTCAAACGCGTCAAAGATTGCTAGCTTTTTAGTCGCAGCAGCATTTTTTAAGCGGTCAGCAGAAACATCATCTTCCGTATTGGTAATGATTTTTTCTTGCGCAACCTTTATAAGTTCCTCAACTGCTTTGCGACCAGCTAGGATTATATTCTTTTTCGCTTGCTTGGTGTCCATACTTGATTGTAATTCGATTTGCGGGAACACGGTAAACTTTCTCCCCTTCAATATTAAATTCGTATTCTGTACCAGGTGTGAACCCTATAAGCTCTCCACTTTCAAACCCTTCGTAAGCGTATTTAACTTTTCCTATCAAAGGAAGTTCGTTATGTTCGGAAAACATACGCTCGTCTAACATAGGCTTAACGAATATGAAACCCGCTACAGGTTTCCATTCTCCATCACGTTTAAACGCATATATCTGATCAGGGTATACAAAGTACTTATCCTCTTCGTAATATGAGCGACTGTTCTTTTCAGCGCCTCTTACATCTCTAAATCTTCTAAAGACGTTATGATGAACAATAACTTCATCACCAGGAAGCAACCCTAAATCGTTTACTTTGGGTATAGCTTTGACCACTCCGTGTCTGCTAGTATAAAGATGGTTTTGTAATTCTGTATTTAACAACAGTGTTACACCATTTATTTCTTTTTCTGATGTGGTTCTCTTAGCATACGGAGATACCATAAAGTTGTATATGCTTTGCATTACCACTTAAGATCATATTCAATAGAGATAGCCATGTTCTTATTAAAGTCTTTCCACGGCATTACCAAATCTCCTTTTTGAATATAGACAGAGTACTTATCTTCCTCCTCTAATATGTTAACTATAGTATGACCGCCATACACTTCCTGTCCAACAGAATAGTGCATGGCGTCATTTTTATAGTCCTTGCCGATACTAAGCTTCCTTATTATCTGCATCATTAGGAGTGATAGCTCCATCTTGTAAGTTGATACTTACGTCTCCATAAGTTTTTTCTAGATCAGCTTGTACCTCAGCTAGCTTAGTGCGCAATGCTTTAACATTATCCATAAGCTCGTTCTTTTGCATTTCCGATGCACCAATTTGCATTTGAATCTGCTGTAGAGCGTTAACGTACTTTTGTACTTCAGTTAGCTCGTCTGCTGTGATTGCTTTAGCAACCGCTTCTTTCTTCTTTCCCATTTGATTTAATTTAATTGTTTTATTTTAAAATTAGCAGTTCCACTTACGGCGTGCTGCTTTACCACGTTCACTTGTCCAGCTTTTAGAGCGTGCGCAAAATGATTTACGACGCTTTGCAGCTTTACTTCCAGGCTTCAACTTTGAAGGCGGAGTAGTTACCGCTGTCTGCAATTTACTACCTGGATTGTCTTTTTTATACTTTTCGACGCCTTTTTTTGTCATTCCGCCCCCAGCATCTCCACCGGTGCCTCCGCCTTTCTTAACGGCAGCATAGTTTCCTTCTGATTTTTTACGCGATGGAGCGTCGCCTTTTTTCTTAAAAGGTGAGTTGTTTTGTACGTATGCCATGCTACTTGCTTTTAAAGTATCCTTTTTTCATTGGTGTAGACTTCTTAACGCCTACATTGCTTTCGTAGCGCATTTGCGCAGCACTAACAATAGACCGATCTGAATCTTTTCTTGTTGGTGTTCCGTCTGAAAGCCCTGGGCTTGTTCTGTTATAAGAAGATCTATCAGCAGTGCCTGCGTTTGCCTGAATTGAGCCCGCAGTAAACTTATTAGCTTCACGCACACCGGCATTTTTGCGATCAGTTAAAGCTTCTGATAAATCACTAAGCTCTGTTTTACTCATACCTGTACCCGCGAAGTTACCACCTGCAGAAGGCTTAGGTGCTGATATTGGAGCTAATTTACTTGCGCCTTTTGGCTCTGGAGTCGGAATTGAAGCAGACTTTAAATTTAGCTTATCTGTAGGTACTACAGTGTTTTCTTTTCTTTCTTGACGACGTATCTGTCGTTTCGATAATTCTTTTTCACCCTTAGGAGCACGCGTTTTGCGCCGTGGAGGCTTACTGTCATCTTTTGGTGTAACTGTTACAGCATCGGGCATTGTAGCATCTGCTTGAGCTACTTGTCTAGCTTTTTTAGACGCTACTAAATCAACACTAGGAACCGATGCCCCTTTAAATTCAGCATTTAATCCCACACTAGGACGCATTGATGCTTTGCTCGAAGCTCCAGTGCCATTTACTTTATTAGTTGTAGGTGCGCCAGAATTTGCTTTAGCCGCATCCCCACCTGAAGTGGTTACTTTCTCGTTAGCTCCTAATTTAACTTCAAACCCCGGAGCTGATGCTTTATAATTATTTAAAGTTGTTTGGCCCTTAGTAGTGCCAACATCATAAGTGGTCATGTTTCTAGGTGTCCCCGTAAACTCTTCACCTCGCACGATGCCTTTATCAAACTGGTTTTTTTGCATGTCTGTTTTATACACCGTGTTTTGGTCATCGGTTAAACCTCTAGAGGTATTGTATAAGTTTTCTTGTCTTTCATTTTGAAAAGACTTACCAGTCATAATGTCACGACGAGCTTTGCGACCTTCTAAAAAGCTCCCCCCATCTTGGCGAGTATCGCGTGCTGCCTCTTTCGCATTACGGCGTAAATCGCGTTTAGCTTCATTACGTGAAAACCTTTCGCTTTGACGAGCAGTACGCATATTAAAACGATTTTCCCATGGTGTAATGCCGGTATAGCTGTCTGCTGTTTGAGGCGTAAATTGCTGCTCAGTAGTAGTTGTCCCCCCTTTTATAACTTGATCAGGCTCTTTAACTGTTCTAGTTCTGCTAGCAACAAACGCGTCTTCCTTGGCTTTGTTTCAGGCTTTGCTATCCATTGTGCATAAGTAAGTCCGCCGGCAGCAGCTTCATCCCACTCTGTGGAGTAGTCATCTACTACAGTAGTAGTTTTACCTGCAATAACTTTATCCGGAGTATTCGCAGTGGAGCTTCGGTTCAGCGAAACATCGTTATTAAAAGATTCACCTGTGCTTCCTACTCTGTCTTCTGTATTCTTAGCGGTGATTTTGCTTTTTGTGTAATTGGTCGTCTCATTATACTTCTAATTCAAAGTTGTCGTAAAATTCGTCAGATTCCTCTATGGCTTCTGTTTCTTCTTGTAAATTTGTTTCTTCTTCTAATTCTGCTGCCTTAGCCTCATCAAAATCAGGCGGCGGCACTTTTCGCCGGTTCTTTATCTTTATATATGATTTGTTTCTTTTCCGACAAAGATGGTTTTTCTATTGCGCCCCTGCAACATTATTAAAGCCTCCACTCATTCCAACTACAGCGGCTCCTTCAACAAGAGCTGCATTCATTTTAAAAGGAGACGCCTTTTTAGTAATGGGGGTAGCGGAAGAATTTCCTTGTCGGGTAGCCGATTCTGCCGAATTGTACAACCCCCATAAATCTTTTTTCATTTTAAAACCCATACCTAGCTATTTTTATATGCTTCAGTTTCCCACTCAAGCTCTTGAGCACCTTCTTGCATATCAGCTCTTTTATAAACTCTAGCAGGTGATCGTGTATCTTTTTTCCAGATTACACTATCTTCAGTATAATCTAAACGGTTTTGGTGCATTTGGTTTAAATGCACTTTCTCGTGTTCAACCGCTTCTTCTTTTTGCTTTGGTGATAAACCCTTATTAATAAAAATAGTTCCGTCGCGATTAGCTTCCGCCATCACTTGACCACCTAAATCTTTTTCAAATACAGGTGCATCAAATGTTGAGGTTTGCTCGTCGTAACCGAACAGGGTACTTTTATCCTTAAGTTTAAATGGCATTAGCAGTCACACTTACCTGTGCAACCACAGCCTCCTACATTAGTAAAGTTAGCACGCTTTTTGCCTGCTGCGTCTAATGTAACTTCTTGGTTTGCAGGTGCTTTACTGTAATCTGTTACTGCACGCTTTGTAATAGGTTCTAAGTGATTTTTCATCGTTCTTTGTCTTTAATCATATCGTCTATAGCTTTGTTATAGACTTTATCAGTATAACTCTTGTTCTTGTAAAATTTGCTTGATCTACCGATTGGTAAATCTTCTTCCCCAAGCATAACTCGATACATGCGTGTAATCAAGCGTTTAGCTTTAGGTGATGTTGTGAAAACACTGTATTTGATTGTAGTCCTATTCCGATGACGCCAGACATCAATCCAGCCATCATTTCTAAGTCTTTCCCAGCGGTTTTTATCCCATGCATAGGTGTATGACCCTTCTATAAAATCATTACGCGTAAAACGCTCTTTGCAATCAAGATATATCAGCAGCTCTAGGTCAGCATCTAATATATCGTAAGTCTTACAGGCCCATTTCCTAACGAGCCTGTAATACTTAAACAAATTCATATCGCGTAAATCCGCGGGTGTTAGTCTCATTCTACAATAACAACGTCGCCTACGGTAATTACATGAAATAAATCTTCATTCCATTCTATACCATGTCCAGCGTGCTTATCGTATCTAATTGTATCACCAACTTCAACGCCGATTACTAATGGTCCGCAGCTAATAACTTCAGCTTTTAAATACCTAACGTCACTATTCTGCTTTTCAGTTAATTCAAGGCCGGCAACCTTTTTGACTGCCTCCTTGATTTTCTTTATAATAATATAATTATTTACCGCTTTCATCCATTCTCATATTAGAGATTACACAATCTGCAGAAATAATTGTTGTAGCTACACTAACTGCATTCTTTAGTGCGGTTTTGGTTACGAGCACCGGATCAATAATACCAGCCTTAACCATATTTACTTTCTTCCCCGAAGTAGCATCAATTCCATAACCTTTACGCGCAACTGGCTCGTCGAGCACAATATTTGCGTTTTCAAGAATGGTATTAAACGGAGAACTAAGAGCTCTAAGAAGAGCAGTGTATCCAACATTCTTATGTTTAATCTTTAATGATGCATGCAATAATGCTGCGCCACCCCCTGCTACGATACCTTCTTTTAACGCGGCTTGCGTTGCATAGATGGCATCTTCTACTCTATCTTTCTTTTCTTTGAGTTCGACCTGTGAGTCAGCTCCTACATAAATCAGTCCAACCTTACCGGTTAACATTGATAAACGCTCTTCGAGCTTACCCCTAAAGTAAGGGTTTGTTTCAGAACCAATTCTTTCACGTACATTTTCAATACGATCAAGAAGCTGCTCATGGTCGGCCTCCACCTGCATCACAGTGTTCTTTGAAGAGGTAACGGATTTTACCGCTTCTCCTAACACTTCGGGATTGATCAGATCCAAATCATCGCCAAGCTCTTCATTAATGACTGTAGCCCCAGTTAATATTGCTAAGTCTTCGATTGCTTCCTGCTTAGTTGGCCCAAACCCAGGTAAATCCACTATGTTTACCTTGATATTGCCTTTTACCTTGTTAGCTAGTAACGTTTGGTAAGGTTGTTGCTCAACGTCAGCGACGATCAGCAGGCTTCTGTTCTTCTTTACAACGTGTTCTAAGACACTTTGTATCTTTCTTATATTAGGTATAGGCGAAGACACAATAAGGACCATAGGGTTGTCTAAAACAGCTATGCCCTTATCTTTATCCGTTATAAGATGTGGTGACTTTAAACCTGAATCAAATTGAGTACCCTCTACAAACTCCACATAAGTTTCGTTCGTTTCGGATTCTTCCATCAATACGACTCCATCTTTGCCAACTTTGCCGAAAGCTTCACCAATGAAGCCTCCAAGCTCTTCGTCGTTGTTTGTGCTAATGTATGCAACTTGCCTAAGCATTTCACCATCAACCGGAATACTGGTAGTATCAAGATATTCCAAGATCTCCTTAGCACAGTCTTCAACGCCTTTTTTAATTTCTCTAATTTTGTCATCACTTGTAAATTCACTTAGTTCTTTTAATAATGAGTGAGCGAGGACGGTCGAGGTTGTCGTACCGTCACCCGCTTCACGCACTGTATTTCGGGCAGCCTCTTTAACAAGTGTTGCACCGATGTTTTCGACCGGATCCATCAAGACTACGCTTTCTGCTACGGTTACACCATCTTTAGTGATGACCGGTCGGCCTAAAGCGTCTTCGTAGATTACGCATTTGCCTGAAGCTCCTAAAGTAGACTTCACTGCGTTCGCTAACTTACTGACGCCGGCCATAATTTTTTCATTGGCAGCATTGCCAAAGGTGAGATCCTTTACAATCTCGCTAGGGTTATTAAATTCCATTATATTAAATTAAAGTGTTTTGGTTTATTCGAATGTTTTAACGACTTTAGGTCCTTGCGCGAATTCGAGACGCGATTTGTAGTGCTCTATCGATTTATCAATAGCTTGTTCAGCACCATCTAAAGTTTCCCTGCGAGTTACATCTTTCCAGGAACCTTCTAATAGCAACTCTGTTTGATAGTAGCCATTAGGTAATTGTACAATTCTCCAGTTCTTTTTTTCTGAAGCATGTTCCCAGAAAGCTTTGGCTTTTTCGGATACTTGTTGGTCGCCACTTGTTGCAGTGGTCGTGCGGTAATAAAATGTCATTTGGTTTTTATTTAAGGTTATTACTTACAGGGTATAATTACTTGCGCATCAGCTTAGTTAAATCTTTCGTCTTGTCTCCAGAACCCATTGAAGAACCAAACCAATACCCATATACATCACCTAAGGTACGCAAGAAAAACCCACTAAACGTAGTTATTAATCCTTTTTGTACTTCTGTCAATGCTTCCCAGTTAAGAAAGTCAGTAAATATAGCCGTTGCTAAACCAATAGCGATAAATAAAGTAACGTAAGTTAGTATATCCGGTGTGCTTTTATTCTTACCGAGTTCTCTAGCTTCTTTACGATCTAATACCTCTTGCTGATATGCCTCTTTAATAAAAGCTTTCTTTTCAGCGGGTGTATCAATAAATCTATCTGCAACCTCAGCCGCTTTGTCTAGTAGAGGCGCTGCGCTTCCACCTAGTAGTTTTAATAATTTGCTCATAATGTATCTATGTATTGTTGACACTCTTCTTCTGTTCCATAAAATTCAGGTGTACCATCGTTTAATACTTCAAAAACAGTTGCTTCTTCGTCGTATGGTAAAATTTCGTAAGCCATTAGTATGCGGTTATTGTTCCGTTAGTAATTGTATTAGTGTACTTACTGTTGCTATCGTTAGCGTTATTGTTATCAAAAGTCCACTCTGTTATAAGACCGCTTGTAACTGTTTGACTACTGTCTGCTATAACGCCACTGTTATATAGGGTTGTTACCTCGCTTGAGGACAATACTTTGTTGTATATCTTTATCTCATCGTAGTCCAAAGTAGCATTACCCGCACTATTGGTAAGGTGTATGTTTTCTCCAATTTTCCCCTTAGTAGCATTAATAGCTGTTCTTGTTCCATTATTAGCATTTGATTGAGAAGTACACTCCGTAGCGTTCCAGTACAGTTTAAATGCGTTAGCTGCGTTTGTTAGCGAAGCATCGTAGGTTACTGTAATCATACAGAACCCATCACTATTCACATTCCCTCTTGCACTGCTTTTCCATTTTGCACTACTATTAATTCCAGTAGCAGAATTATTATCGTGTAATGGCCATTGCCTATCAAAGTTTGTGCTATTAGTCCTTATCCTCGCAATAAGTCTATTTAAGCTTTGGCTATACGTCAACATAAATCTGTTATTGCCGTTCGAGTTTGTATTACCAAAGTTCCAAAGTAATTGATTTTGCAAGCTGCCCGTGTTGCGTACCCATATACTAAAACTCAAATCTTGCGTAGTATTTATACTAAACGGTGAAGTGCTAGTAGTGCAGTTTATATAATCACCCGTACCATCGTTTTGATAGTACCTCGTGTTTGAGTATGCTGCGGCCGCACTATGGTCGTAGCTATAAAACTCGCTAATAGCATGAGGCGCAGTACCGTCTGGGCGGTCTGAAGAAGCATTGTTAGTGTTTATAGTTGCCGCCGTTCCATCAGAAGCATCTTTGAGACTAAGTCTTCTAGTTTCCTGAAGCCCAAATTCTACGTTTAATTCAGACATTTTTATTTGTCCGCTACTTTGTAATGCCATAATTAAGGATTAAATATGTCTGAGAATGCAATTACATCTCCCTTCATGTGTAAGTCTCCATCAGACTCCATGCGAGCTACCCAAACCCCACCAACATGAAAATCAATAACATTAGTATCAGCGCCAATAGCAATATAATTACTAGTGTCTTTTCCTATTCTCGTGACGCCGTCCCTTAAATCTGACTCAATACTAAATGTTGTACCAGTTAAATCAAGACCACTACCCGCTGAGTATGTGGTATTAGTGTAATTGCCAGAATGGATGTTTGTACTTCCTTGGTCAGCAGTCCAGTCTATTACTGCGTTACCACTCGGTATGGTAGTATTACCCGCCATTGCGGTTGTGGCTGTTGTACCTATGGCTAATGTGTTAACAGTATCAGTAAACACAGCATTTGCAGGTACGGCAGTCTTAACGTTGTCAAAAGCCCAGTCAGAAGATATAGCGGTTGTAGTTGCACCGTCTGTAGGAGTACTGCTAATAGCACGTTGTGATGTTATGTAAGTACTATTAGAATCGAACTTTACAGTGCCACCAGCAACAAGTCTAATTCTGTCTGCGGTAAATCTTATATGAGTATTTGTGTCTCCATCGTGGACAACATATTCTGGGACATTAATATCGCCACCTGTGGTAACATCACCTGCAAAAGTTGCGTTTTGAGATGCGTCTAAGGTTAAAGCAGTTGTTCCACTAGTTGAGAAACTCAATGCATTAGCTGCTGACCTATACATACCCGTGTCTCCATCCCCAGACCATCTAATTGCAGGAGCTGCTGCTGTACCGTAACTAGACAAATCCAATAAACCTACTTGGAGGTTATTGGTGTTAGGATTATAATAGAAATTGTTTGCATCCTTATGAACCGAAACTCCGCTACCCGCTGTTGTTGATACAAAAGGCACAGCAAAAAATGCATTTGTATCAGAATCTGCTGTAGTTATATTACCTAATGTTGGAGTACCAGTTAAGTTAGTGTAAGCCATAGTACCCAACTCTGTGTAAGTGGGTTTATGACCTTCGTGGTATATTTCTCTAGGTGTGCTATCGTCTACTACATAATTACCTTCTGCTAATGTTGAAGTATCTAGCTCTACATTACCGCCCGAAACTGGTGCTGGTTCTGTAGTAACACTTGGTTTTGATGTATAAAACGCCGCCCCACCAAACTTAGTTAAATGAAACTTTGCTTGAGAGTATCTAGTAGTTCTTATGTATATAGTGTAGGTGTCATAATAAGTGCCTACAGCACTTTTAATAACTCTTATACCTGCTTTATCCGTACTAGTTCCTGTAGCGTTGTTTAAAACATCTACAGTACCAGTTATTTCTATGTTTTGACCTTCATTTGCCTCTCTACCTTGTATTAATAAATCAACTTTTTGTGTACCAAAGCTTTCAACATGATTAGAGAGAGACCCCTTAATATGTAAGCCACCGCTTCCTTGGTTTACAATAGCAACCCTATACCACTTATTACCAGTTAAATTACTTTCATCGCCTAATGTAAATTTCCACTCGTCACCACTACCATCTGTGGTAGTGTATTTAGTGTTTATTTCAGTTTCGGTGTAGTATCTGTCGTCATGGTTGTGCGAAGGCAGAGATGTTAAGTAACCGCTTAAATCTTGGTCACCAGTGTTAGTGCCAGACGATGATCCAGAGAAGTTAGATGCTCCTATTGTACCCGTAACGCTTACGTTACCAGCAAAACTTACAGATTTATCACTGCCGTTAAATGCAGCAATTTGTCCTGCTTTACCATCTCTAATATCAAGACTTCTGAATTGAGTAGAACTACCATTGTATCCTCTATAATTTACATATAGTGTAGCTGCATCATTTACACTATTTTGCGTCCATATTTCATTACCTCTACCAATTGACAAAATGCTTGAATCATCTCCAAGATGTAACCCGCCATTGCTACCCGTTCTTACATCACTTACCGTTAAGTCCCCCGTTATATTAACACCACTACTTGAGGTTTCAAACCTTTTAGAGCCATTATGGTAAAGCAAAACAGCATCGTCTGCCAAAAACCTAGCTAAATATTCCGAACCGTCTGCTATTTCTAAATCAATAGCTCCCGAACCTCTTATTTTTAAAGAGCCCGTACCTTGGTCGTCTATATAGCTATGTGTGCCATCATGATATAGTCTAAGGTCATTGCCCGCACCAAGTCTTAATTGATTGTTATCTGGCAACTTCACATGACCATCCTCATAAGTTAGAGTATCATCAAGTCTTTGCCATTGGAAGTCAGAACCAAAAGTGTGACCATCCATGTCTTGATCACCCGAATCAAATGTTTCTACCCAATATCTTATTCCATAAGTGCTAGAGTGATTATGATAAGCAATCATATATGTCCCTACTCCATCTTCAGTTTTCATTGATAGCAGAGGGTGATTGCTGGTAGTACCGGCTATGGTAACGTGCCGTACAACCCAACTTGAAGACGTGTTGTTATAATAAACAACATAGCTAGCGCCAGAGTCTGTTCCCGGTCCCCGTTGTAACAAGCTTAACCCTAAACGCGTATGCTAAAGAAGGAATAACATGAGTTCCGTCTTTCCAGTCTATTTCTACACCGTTATCCGTTCCCTCACCAGTAACTGATACTGACCCTGAATTCCAAACAAACCTACTGTTTCCAGACCCAACAGATAAGGTATTATCAACCTGTAAATTGCCGCCTAAAGTTGCTCCTGCCGAAGAAGTTATATCTCCTGACAGGTACAGTTGTCTAAAGGCTAATGTAGAACTAAAGCCTAAATCTACTTGGTTGTGGACAGCTGGGTATATATTACTATTTACATCTACATTAAATACGTGAGTCCCTCCAGCTGAAAACTTCAGGTTATTATCTGTTGATTTAACAAAGTCTTTTACAATAACATCACCTGTAAAAGTTGCGTCACCACTGTGAGCTAAAGTTAAAGCGGCAGTATTGTTTCCTGTATAAAAGTTTATATTAGATGAGCTTCCTGTAGCTGTATTTTCAATGTAACTCCAGTTGTTATTGCTTCCGGCTTTATCATTTTTAAGAGCTATCCCTTTTCCTGGTAAGTTTAATGCTGCATTAGTACCCGCATATACACCTGTACTGCCCACTCCTACAATACCAGAAAAAGTTGCGTCTGCACCACCAGTTTGAGAAAGTCCAGCGTCTACTGTAACTCCGCCATTAAAATAACTTGTGCCGTCATTATAAAAGTCATATGACGCATGCACTCCCGTGCTTTTTACAGCAAACTTACCAGTAGCGTTGCCCGAGACCATTGCAACATTCCCTGATACAATAATACCTTGGTCGTCGGTAAGAGCAATAGTTTGCTCCCCTTGGTTATTCAGAAGGTTAATTGCTTCTATGTTATCAAATCTTATTGCCATACCTTTTTTTACATTAATCTTCTAAACTTAAACCTCATTATCTTACCGCCATGGTCATTATCTAATGCCCCAGTATAAGATTTGTTGTGTTTTACCTGTAGCATTAAATCATGTGAATCTGAACCAGATGCTCTTTGTGTTCTAAACTGTAGGTCACCAGTGTTAGTAGCATGCCCCGCTCTATGCACGGGTATCTCATCTACGGCTGTACTATTAGTCGAACCACCGTACCAAGTTATAGTTGCAGAATAATACTCATAATAATGATGCCCCCCTACTTCAAAGTCACTTACATAAACTTGCATTGCGTAAGTACCTGTAGTCAGGTCTGTTCCGTCAATACCTGTATCTGTCCAAGTATTGGCGGTTAACTGGAACGTCATTGGGAATTCTCTTATTTGGTCTATTCCAAATCCAGAAGTTGGCTCTAAACCGGTGTGTGAAACTCTTCCTGCAAAAGTTGCTTTTCCAGAAGTATGACTAAGTGTAATAGCATCTATAACGCCATCCTGAGTAATATAAGCATTACCGTTTGCAGCGGAGCTAAATCTCCAAGTTTTACCCGTTGATGACGTTGTATTAGCTAGATACAGTATAGGAGCTGTACTTGATAAGGTTACATTCCCCGCAAAAGTTGCTGAACCAACATTTGTTAGGTCCATTACAGTTTGGCTACCACTTGTGTTTCTAGTAGCAAAACCTATATAAGCAGTCTGTGCTTTATTTAATATATTGAAACTGCCGTTTAAATGTATTGTTGTTGGGGTTACCGTTCCTACAGCAATACCGCCTGCGTAAATACTGCCCCACTGTTTTGAACCACTACCTAGATTACTGCCGCCATTAAACTGAGGTAGTACGTTACCTGCTACTGCAAGGTTATTAGTTAAATCCCAAGTGTCATCTGCATCATCAAATATTAAACTTGCTTGTGTAACGCCATCGCCTCTGTATACACTTATACCAGATGTAGCTGCTGTCGCAGTATCTGGTGTTCCTTGTGTGGTATTAAGCTGTAGTATATTATCTTCTACCTCTACAGTCTGAGTGTTTAATGTAGTGGTTGTACCATTAACAATTAGGTTGCCAGACGCAGTTATATTCCTTACGCTTAAATCTCCACTTGCTGTTATATCGTTGCTTGCGACTAAATTTCCCGTTACAGTAACACCTGTGTTTGTAGTTTCAAACTTTTTAGAGTCATTATAAAATAAGTCTACACCAGCGTCTTTAGTTAGTGTAATCCAACGCTCGCCAGTTGCGTAAACTTGGAAATGCATATTATCGGCGCCGTTAAAATACATGCTACCCGTACCCGTGTCCGATATATAACTATTAGAGCCATCGTGGAAAATCTGTAAATCTCCCGAATCGCCAAATAATGCTTTTACGTTATCAAAATGACGTGTGTTTTTTAGGAATGTATTTTCAACTTCGCTACCGTCAATTCTAAAATATGTAGCTAATCCATTTGAGCCGTCATCTGCCCTGAATACAATATCTTGGTCATCAGCATTGTTATCAATATATATACTACCTGTATAGTTCTGTATTATAGAGTCTGTACCCTCATGGTAGATTTTAAGGTCTGAGCCTGTGCCGAGTATTAATTTCTTGCTATCTGCTAAACTTACATCCCCTGCAAAAGTTGAATTACCACTATCAATAGATATAGCGGCAGTTGAACCGTTACCGTCTGCGTAAATACTAGTTACTGTACCGTTATCATGAAAAGCACCTCTAAAAGTACCTGATGTATTATGTAAATAATAACCACCACCAGCAGTATCTAATCTAACTTGGCTACCAGCTACGTGTAGTTTTTGAGTAGGATTAGTAGTCCCGATACCTACCTTACCAGATGCACTAGGTCTTAAATATAAGTCTCCCGTATTATTTCCAAAGTGCATTGCCCCAGAACTAACATATATATGGTCAGTCTGAAAGTACATTGACTTATTATCGCCGGTAGTCTGTAAATGAAGCACAGTGCCGTTAGATGAAGTGTTTTCAAACTTAGCGGCAGTATCTCCATTACCCGCACTTACGTGAAGCTTTCTAGATGGCGCAGTAGTACCAATACCTACGTTGCCCGATGGTAATACAGTTAATCTAGAATCTCCTAAATCTGCACTCGCTGACCCCGATGCGCTATTAAGTATGTGTATCTTACCTCTTGCATCTCCGTGTGTGGCATCATCTCTTTCAAATACAATTGCAGAGTGTCTATAGTTTCCATTTCCAGCTTCACTATAACCAAAATGAATGCCTTGATATTCTCCAGCAGATATAGTGCCTGCAAAACTAGCACCTACACCACTATTTCCGCCTAAGTTAACGTCTAATACACGTTGTGGAGTTGTAGTCCCAATACCAACATTGCCTGCATTAAAGAAAGTTACACCACTAGAACGAATTGCAATTGAAGTAGCGCCAGCAGCGGTGCTTGCAAATAGACCTGCATTGATTCCACTTGGTGCGTATGCATGAATGTTGCCAGCTACTGTTAATTTTTCGTTAGGAGTGCTAGTACCGATACCTACATTACCACCAGACCTTAATGTCATTATATCTGACATGTTTGTATTACCTGCACTGTTGGCTAACTGAAATCTTAAATCAGCTATCCCATGGGCAGATGATTCCCCAGTTGTGTTTGGCCCTGGGGTAACCAGGTTGGCTTTAAAGTATTGTTTGTTTAATCCACCGTAATCATCAACAGTTCTACTACTCCTACCCGTAAACATTGTATAGGTAGAATTAGAAACTATGTTGTTAGAAGAGTTTATTTTACCTGCAACGTGTAGCTTTTCTAAAGGAGCAGTAGTTCCGATACCAACGTTGCCAGAAGTGTTTACTAATAATCTTGTAGTAGAGCCGCTAAATGATGTTCCATAACCTAGCGACCAGTTTGCGGATTGGTTTAACCCTTCCCACCAATAATTAGAACCTGTTGCAGAATTACTATATTTAACCGCAACCTCTTCAGTAGTGTCAGCAGAAGTTGATTCTAGAGTAATATAAACATCACTAGAGTCAACTAAATGCAGCTTAGTATCTGGACTAGTAGCACCGATACCTAATTTGCCAGCTGAGGTCAATGTCATTAAAACATTGTTGCTTGGGTCTTTAAATAGCAAATCATTAGCTCCGTAAACCCCTAATTTAAATTTAACGGTAGTAGGGCTACCTATAACAAAACCGTCTCCGTGCGTTGATGCTTTTATAGTGCCTAACACCTGAAGATCACCTCCAGATGACTCTAGGGAACCTAATAACTTTAATGCCATATTATATTAATTAATAAAGGGGAAGGAAGACCAAACTCCCTCCCCCTTTTTATTATTACACTAATTTAAGTATAATTAGCTTAAGTAGCCTTTGCACCAACCGCAATAACAGTATATGTTGCATCTGGGGCGTTAATTGTTATTGTCATGTCGCCAGAAGTAACTGTTTGGCGTATGTCAACTAATACCAACTGTTTGTTTTCATCATACACCTGAACATTAGCAGGAAATACTAAACCGTGTGCAGATTTTGCAATAGTAGCTGTACCTGAAGCTGTTGTAACTTCTCCTGCGTATGCTGCTGGCTTGGAGTCAAGCTGCGTTTGAATTGCAGATGTTACCCCATCTACATACCCTAACTCTGTAGACGTTACCGCTGAAACAGCAACTTTACCACTAGAGTTAGATACTAATGCTCTACTAGCTGTTAAATTAGAACCTGTAATTGTAGTAGCGGCACCAGTGATTGCTGCTTGCTTACCGTTGATTTGAGTCTGTATAGCTGAAGTAACCCCGTCAACGTAGTTAAGTTCCGTACCACTAGCTGTAACCGCCGTGCCACCGTAGTTTAAGCCGCTAGCGGGAAGTACTAAACTTGTTAAGTCCGCTGCTCCAAATTTGACGGCAGCAAGAGTACCACCCATAACTTCTGACTCATTGGTAACATCAACGAGTGCTGTAAACTCACGCGCTGAATCGTCATAACCAAAGAAACCAAGACGTGCTGCACTATTATCGTAGTAACGGAATTCAATACCACGGTCTTTGTTATCATCCGACGATGGCGCAGTAGCACCCCCAAGAGTAATTATAGGATCAGTAACAGAAATTGTAGTAGAATTAACAGTAGTAGTTGTACCACTTACCATTAAATCACCATCTACAATAACATCACCAGTAACCTGTATGTTGGGTGTGTTTGTGCTGCTACCAATAACTATAGCTGTTGAACCTGAGCCGTGTACGTTTACAGCGTGTGTAGTATCTAAAGCTGCAAGTGTAGCTGTTAAGTTTGTTGATGATACACTGGTGTCTACCGGTGTTGCGAATGATAAAGTTCCAGAACCGTCTGTTTTCAAGAACTGACCCGCACTACCGTCAGAAGTGTTTAATCGAGCAACATCAATAGAGTTGTCTGCAATCTTAGCTGCTGTAACAGCGTCTGTTGCGATTAGAGCTGCGGTAATCTGAGCATCAGCAATCTTAGCAGTAGTTACTGCATCGGTTGCAAGTTTTGCCGTACCAACCGCACCATCTGCTAGTTTAGCTGAGGTAACAGCAGTTGCTGCGATATTCCCAGTAGCAATAGTAAGGGCGGCCATTTTAGCACCAGTTACCTGAGCGGCGCCAATCTTCGCGGTAGTTACCGCTCCGGCAGCAAGTTGTGTTGTACCTACACCGGCTGCTTTAATAGATAATGTGTTTGAAGATAGTTCGAGTGTTGTACCATCTGCAGCAGCACCAACTAGTTCCCAATCGGAGCCGTTGTATACTTTTAACTTGTTTAATGTAGTATCATACGCAAACTGTCCTGTAGCAGGAGTTCCAACGCCTGCAATCTGTGTTGTAGTTAAGTTGTGAATTTGCGCGTTCCGGAGCTCGTTCTTCTGTAAATCTAAAAATGAGGAGAGACTTAAGCTCGTTGCGTCTAACCCCGATACAATCTTTAATGCCATTGTTTTTTGTTTTTGTTTCTTGTTTAGTTAAAATAGGCTTTTCCAGAGTATGGAGTGGAGAACCTTAATTCTACCTGATTTAAAGAGGTATACTCAACCTCACATATAATTACATTGTCAGTGCTGTCCACTACGGATACAGCGGGTTGTTTATCTAAATTGTGTGTTATTGTCCATGTAGCTGCAGCCGATGATTGCACATGCGAGTATTTCTTATCTGCCCCCGCGGTCGTAGTATTACTAAA